ATTTGGTTTAACAATCATTACATTTGTGTACTACTTGTTGTTATTTACTATTACTTGTTATTAGTGTTTCTACCGCGATTTTATTACTAATTGCGGGTAACTTACGGTTTCCCTTTATATAAGTGACCCTAAATAAAAGTCATTGATTTATAAGGAGAAAAGTGACTTATCCACAATTCATACAGAAGTTATCCACAGGTTATCCACAGGCTGTTTCTAAACGACTGTAGAGTACATAAATAGAGTACATGATGTAATACGAGCTGCTTTTACACAGCCCGCACTACGTTAGACTATTATTAGATTACTATTTACTCAAAAGTAGAGTAATCAAAGTCAGGGTACAAGACAGATACATTAGTATCCGCAGGTGAACTAAATGTCACCGTAGGACTAGTGTATCCAGTACCACCACTTGTCATAACAAACGATGTAATTACACCATTCTCTACAACAATAGTAGCTGCTGCACCTGTACCACCACCACCAAATACGGCAATAGTGTTAGCAGGGTAGTATCCAGAGCCACCAGCGGTGACTACAGGTGTATCGATTACACCTCCTGTCTCAGCCACAGTACCAGTTGCGCCCTGTCCAACACTTTGTACTATATGTTCGAGTACATTAGCGTCTTTAATCCAAGGTTCACCGTGTCGTTGTGACTTGAAGATAGCCATTAGGTCTGTGTCAGTACCAGTTTCACCGGCATCGTTGTCTACATGGTCTGTGATACGAGCTACGAGTGGTTGATACGCCGACTCCCTACCGTCAGCACCACCGATTACGTTGATAGTGTTAGTAGAGTCGGATATTTGTGCCAGAGTACGTTCTGGGATGTTTAATGTGTTAGCCATTAGGTTTATTCCTCAATTAGTTAGGATTATTTTGTGATTATTTGTGATTGTTCGTGGTTACTGGGTTGTTTGTGCTGATTCTGGCTCACCTGAGCCTGTCTCAGAGCCGTTGGGTTCCGAGTCACCGGATTGGTTGGCTTTAGATTCTGCGTCTTTCTGGGCGTTCTCCTTAGCTTCAATGGCGGCTTCCTCAGCTAGTAAAATCAGGTCTTCTTTGAACTTATTAAGGTCTTTCGTCATGTTCTCTATAGTCTTACGAGAATCTAACTCGATACCAATTGATTCACCTTCTTCTTCTAGTCGTAGTTTAGCAATCTGCTCTTGTTGTGCTTCATGCTCTTTCTCCCACGCAACAATACGGTTGTACGTATACTTTAGTACTTCTTTTAGTACTGCCATCTTTGCTGGATATTTACGGCAATAGTTAAATGAAGCACATAAGGCTTGTCGTAATCCACCTAATGCTCTAGTTTTGTCACGCGGCATGTCTACAATATCGAGACGTGCTGGGCGTTTGACTGTTTTGACTTGCTTAGTCATTTCGCTTCTCCTGCGTTGGTTTTAGTAGTGTTACATCGTTGTTGCATTGTTTTCATTCTTGTTACTGTCTCCCGCGTAGTTGTCTTGGTCTTGGTCTATTACGTTTACTTGTCTTCTTCTTAAAGCGGTCACTTGATAGACCTAGTACACTGTTCGGATTCGCTCCTATGTCACCTCCCCACTCTGCAAAGAACTCTACGTTTTCATCAGTTGTCTTCTGCTCCATACGAATCTTCTCGTCTACAGCTACTCTATCTACCCATTTACGTACTGAGCCTGCTACAGCATCCGCAGAGTCATCATGTATTAGTGATCCCTTCTCACGGCTTATCTTAGCCAGTTGATGAAAGAACTTATATGATTCTCGTTTATCTATTGGATACTTTGTAACGCTCTCTACGTCATAGTCGATAATGTCTTCGTGTACGATAAGTCTATGTCGAGCCATTAAAGGTTCTAATGTATCGATTATTCTCAGTTCTTTCTGTCCTGTTTCCCACACATCTTCAATACGAGGACAATGGTCTTTGCCACCCTCTTTATATGTGTTCATCAAGATAGGTCTCCACGCTGCCGCAAATGCACCAAACCCAAAGTTCTTCTCTACATCAATAGAGTTTACTCCATGTTTGAATGACAACTGTGATAACGCTTTGTACTTATCATCACCATACCCACCTTGTAGTTTAAGTATCTCCGCTAGGAAGATGTAACCATGTAAGAAGTATGTTACTGCTGCTACGGTCTCGTCACCGTTCTCACCCCCACCCGCTGTATCAACATACATATGTTTACCTTCGTACTCATATATCTCTGTTGATATTGTAAATGGTCTGTAGAATTGTGGTCTCGATGTAAACTTCCCATCACAAGGTATTAGCTTGTCTGGGCTTGGTAGCCATGTTATCTCACCTGGGGCTTTGTCTATACCAAATGGCATCACGATCAAGTTCTTGGCTTTAAGCGGGTGTCTTAGTTCGTCCGACAACTCTGTGTTCAACATGTGTTGTAGGTTGAAGTATGCAGCCCCTTGGTCAAGCTCTTTTAGTGTTAACGCGTCTTCACCTAGTAATATAGGATCAGTTGGTACTCCACGTGAACCATCTACACCACCGCCCCTTTGGTTATTAGGGTCGTCCATCATTGTTTTGATATATGGTGCTAGTGTCTCGCCGTAGTGTCTAGCTTCTTCATTTGTTGGTACACGCCCTGTCCATATTCTTATAATGTAACCACGAGCTGGTAGGTTGTTGTATATACTATCTACTGTCTGTGGTGTACCTAGATACATGATACGCCCTTTCTGACATATCGATGTGAAATCCTTTGATAAGTGTTCTAGTGCTTGTCGTTGTACCTCCGTCATACCATTCTTAGACGACTCAATATCATCTGGGATCAGCAGATCGGCACGGCGACCCTGCATATTTGCCGTAATACCGATACAGGCTATCGAGGGAGACTTCTCAGCCCCTTTAAGCTGCCAGTTGATGTCGAATGCCTTAGAGGATGCGCGGTCGCCATGCTGCCTGTCAGGGCGCAGGCATTCCAGAATATCCCAGTTCATAATGATCTGAATTACCCAGTTAGCAATCTCTGCGGCTACTTCACTACCGGCTGATATAATCAACACACGATGTTTACAGTCATGTATTAGTTGCCATACAGCAAACATAGCTACGATTGTAGACTTCGCTTGTGATCGTTGGGCCTGAATCATCCCATAACGTATATCGGATTGTAGGAACTCACCTATATCTATCTGTAGGTCAGTACATTTAAACCCCATTAACTCTGTCATACAGTCATACAAGAAGTCGCCAAACTCAGCGTAATGGTCACGTAGTGCTTCTACCTCAGCCCATCTGTGAACACATTGTCGTTCTGTGTCTGACAGTGTTGCCATATACCCTTTGTCTCTAGATAGACGAGTGAACTCAGAGTCATCTTCTAGGTTTTCAAGATTATCTAGGTCTGGTCGTTGTTCTAATACTTCTGCAAATTCTTCATCTGACCATTCCCCTTCGGGGGTGTCCTCTAAAGATTGGTTATCCCTATGTGCAATAATTGCTTGTGCTACTTCGCTACCAAGAGCCTCCTCCAACTCTTGGTAACTCATATCATCCAGTTTGCTCATTGTCCACCACCGTTAATGCAGCAGCTTTAGCACCTTTTAATCGCGACCTACGTTGTTTGTTAGCTAATGTTTCACGTAGGTTGTTCATATTCTCATCTGTTTCAATATCACACGTGATCTGGTTATCTTTTAAGAATTTGACGGCTGCTGCAATAGTAGCTGGAAGAGCTGTATGTATCTTTTCCCCAGTTTCCTTACAATTACCCTCTTCATCAAAGATCGTTTCAGCTTGTGTGTGTTGTAACTGAGCAGTGAGAACATCTGCTACTGCTCCGTGTAATACGGATAGCTTTGTCTCAGTTGCTTTAGTCATAGTAATTCCTAATTGCTGTTTATTTCTTTATACGACTCTTTAAACTTTCTCAACCACTCGTCGTCGCACGGTGTCTTTGTAGACTGAACGAATGCTTCTGCTGTTTTGAATAGTAACCACTCTAACATTACTTCTGTTGCCATTGTTGCAAACAGCCTTGTTAGAATTGTTCCTAATGCTTTTAGTAATACGCTAGGCATTATTAGCCTCCATGTATTGGACGTGTGTTTTTAGCCATCGCTACTTTGAGCTGATTGACCTCCTTTCGCAGTTCACGCACTTCCTTAACTACATCTGACTGTAGTGTTAGTTTGGTTTCTATATTTGATAATTGTTTATCGATAGCAACCACTAAACTATTCACTTGTAGTGTAGTCTTTTGTCGTTCTGTAAGTACGTTGATCTGTGACTGTAAATCGAGTTGTATTTTTGTGTCTTCTGATTGTACATAGTAAGCCGTAACTAACCATATAATACAAAATATTGATACACATGTTGCAACCCATTTGTGTAGAGCATCGTACTTCACTACTCGCCTATCCTTATGTGTTGGGTGTGTTAAATGTGGTAAATCCATCAGTTTCTCCAATTACGTTTGCACGAGACGGTCTATTCGTAATGCCGCACAAGCTGCGTCATTCCAATTTGGTGCTGTTGCTGGTGTTACTACTGCTTGACGTAAACCACCTGCATCCACTCCACTAGAATCCCGCATAATTTCGTAATAGACCTCTGCACCTGCTGTTAGGTTTAACCATACGGAATTTGTAAAAGGTATTGTCGCCTTCGAGCTACCTAATGTTGTTCCTATGGTTACTCCTATTTGACCTATCCCTGCACTGAATCCTCGCAAACGTAGTTCTGCTTCTTGGCTCCCTGCGTCTCTCCCATAGAATAACGATAAATGTAAATTGTACATACCATCTATGTTGCACCGCATTGTACCGTCAGCTAATAGCTGTATATAATCATTAGCGTCATTTACTGCTGGGCCAAATTCTACTTTTATTCCATTTGCTTCGCCTGTACCTGTCGGGTCTTGTGCTGTTGCAACGCTATTACCACTTAGTACACGCTCTGTTCTCATTCCTGTTGCTGGATCGAATGCACCTGCTAAAATTCCATATGGCATATTGTACCTCCTGTACGCTTTATCCCTCGTGTATTACATAAACCCCACCTGTAGACGCGATTGATATTTCACTCGTCGGTACTACAAGCGGTTCATAGAAAGCGGCGTTAGCAAGTGGTATTAAACCACCACCTCCACCGAACTCGATTGTCCCACTACCTGTAATAAATACTATAAAGAAGTATGTTCTATTTTTGTTAGCGGGTATTACTGTATCATCTGATTCTTCATACGAACGTGTGTTCGCTCGGTGTACTGTTCCTGACATAGTATGTATCCTCTAATCTTATAATGTTATTGAGCTACAATGGAAATTACTAGACACTTCGTATACATCACCACTTGCCACTGTTACTGGGTTTGTTCCGTTTACGTTACCACTGTCATTAAACATTGTTACCCAACTACCAGTATTATCTATTCTACCGCTGATCTGGTGGATGTTTGCACCGGATTTAACAAAACCACTACCAACACTATTGTTAGTTGCTGTTAACCCTGTGAACCGTGCGAGCATGTTTCCTCCGATGCTAGTTGTAGTTCCTGCAACTAGTTTTGCGTGTACTGTTGCGATACCTTGGTATGTGTTCAATGTGACTCTTGTTGTCACTGTACCGTTACCTACAGTTACATTGTCGAATGTTCCTGTTAATGGTACGTTGTCTGCTATCCCACGTAGTCGTAGTGTGCCTAATGCTGACGCATTTTGCAATCCGTAGCGCATTCCTGACACCTCTAGGTCAGTTATGTTCCCTGCTTTAGCTCCGTAAATGTATACATCTTTCGTCTGAAATGTACCGTCTCTAGCTATCAGAGGGTATATATCGTTGTCTGTGTATACTACGTTACCTATATCAAATGATCCACCTGAACCACCCATATAGACGACTAAACCTGCTGTTAGCCCTGACCCTTGGTTGTTAGATACTTTAATCTTATCGTGAGTTGTTAGTTGGTCACTTTGATTTACAATCAAGAATAGACAAGAAGAATCCGTTGTTTCTAAACTTCTGCATTCGTTGTTTGCAAACAAGATTCTACTAGAACCTTTCTTTGATGTTAGTCTTACACAAGCCTTGTATCCGTCATTTGTTGGTTCATCTAGTAGTACTATATCATTTCCCAATATACGAGTTCTATCCAGCAATCCTGTATTGGGGTTACCACCACCTATGTTTTGGTTGTAGAAATCAACTGCTGTTTGTGTTACTTCAAAGTTGTTACCTTTTATTAGTGTCCCTTCAACTAACGAATCAGTAAAATTCGCTGCTACCCACACACCTTGATAATAGTTCTTAATAGTGTTGTTTATAAACTTATGACCAGAGCCGTGTACTTCGTATGCTACTCTACCTCCGAGTAGTGCAGTTGAGTCGAATGGTGCAGCCGTCTCAAATAAACAATCATCTACTGTTACATCTGTCGCCCATCCGTAAATGCTCGAATGGTCTTGTGTGTCTTTACCATTCTCTTTGAATTTACACTGTGTGATTTTCCAGTCTTTACCTAGCAATGCAGACGTAGTGTTTGATTGTGCCATTAATATACATGAGACACCTGCGTTGTTGTTGAATTCTACGTCGTGTATACGAACATTATTACCTCTCGCTACGTCTGTTCCTCCCGCTGCTGATCCAGAGAACCCAAACATGGCTTGTGTTAGAGTACCACCATTTATTAGGTTATTATCACCGTTGTTATCGATTATCCCATGCTTCAGCCATATGTTGGATTGAAACTCGTTTGAGAAGAACATTCGTAGGTGGGTTGGAGTACCGTTTGATGATTGCCCATCTGCCATCTTTAACGTAGCCCCGTTAAGGTCTACATTCATACCGCTTAGTATAGGTAGGGTAGCAAGTACTGTTGCACTCGCCTCATCAAATGTACTTATCGTAGCTACTGTTTCCAGTACCTCAGCTTCGTTAGCTTTGATCATCCGCTTATTAGCTGATGCCCACTCTATCCCTTTTATCAAGTTTTGTGTGTCTGCTGATGTACCTAAACCGAAGAACCCGCACTGCTTGAATAGTAGTGTTTGTGTTTTTATCACCACAACATTACCGTTAGCTAATGTGTGGTTAACTACTTCATCAATGATGTCGCTATCTATTGTCGCTTGTGCAGATGTCTTGACTAAGTATCTGGCTGCCCCGTCATCCCCTTCCGCAGTGTAACCTTCTGTCTCAACTCGCGTACCTGCTTGTAGGTAAGTAGCCGCCACTAAGTCAGCTTTTGTCTCAAACTTCCTCAAGCTAGTGACTACCGTAGGTGTACGGTAGCCCCCTTGTTTAGAGCCATCTCCAACTACTAGTTCGTTGGTCTCTACATCTACTACTAGCTCAGCCATAGCTGGAGTGAATGCTTCTATCTCAGCGGTTGTTCCTCGCCTATGTTTAATTTCTGTTGCCATAATGTTATTCCCTATATCTAGTTTCTACTTGTACAATGATAGCAATATCACGATATGCTTGGTTGAAATGCGCTCAACGTAAATGTTGTATTACAATCTGCTAGCGTCAAAGTACCACCTGCTACTGTACGTATCTGAAAAGAGTTTGCTGCTTTAATACATCGTTCCACCGATCTCTGAAACGTGCCGTTTGAAGTAGCAGTTATAGAATAATTAGTATGGCCTAGATTATGAATAACCGTGTAGTGACCAGCGGCAGTACGTGTAGCTGACCACCCAGCAGGTAATATATAACTAGATGCCCCAAAAGCTCCAGCATCCTCTCCCGTCACGTCACCCGCAAATACAGTACTTGCAAGATTGGTTGGAATATCTACGCTACTATAAAACGTCGATCCTACATCTACGTGCCTACATGAATTGTTTGGAAGTATACATAACCTACTAATATTTGGAACATAGTCGTTGTACGGCGTGAACGCACAGCCTACTGTGTTAAGGTTTAATTTACCTGAAGTTCTTATATTGTTTGTTGTATACGAAGCACCAGACACCCTGTTAAAATTGACACCTGTTAGGTTTGCCGTTATTCGTCTACCTCCTGTTGATGCTACCTGAAGATCGAATCCGCCTCTATTACTCTCGAAGTAGCAACTTTCAAATACAGGGCCAACTTCACCCGCCGATGCGTCTATCCGAAGATTCACTGCACCTGTTGTATCGTCACCAAAAGTTCCATTACCCTCAAAGTTACAGCCAGAAAATAGTCCATTAGCCATGCCACCGAAGCCATCATAAGCCATTTTTGTAAGTAGTCTGAAGTTACAACCGTAGTATGAATTAGCGTTTGGGTCACTAGCACCAGTAGCTTGTTGTGCCACTATCCCTTTAACTGATTCATTAAAATCACATGTGTAGAATGTTGAACTCAAACATGCAATATTGTTTAAGCAAGCATTTAGGTTATGGAAACTCACATTACGTAGCGTGAAGTATGCCAAATCTTCTAACCGTAATCCCTCTGCTGTTCTCGATGTTGGCGTTGCTCCCCCAAAGCTGATGTCCGCAAATTCAGTATATGCGTGGCTTGCTGTAGTTGTAGGGTTGTCTCCAATGAAATGTAAGATTGTCTGGCTGTCAGTTTTAGCCAGCCACACGGTGTTGCCTTTACCTGCGCCACGTAGTGATAGTCTACGTTGATTGCTATTAGGTGCTCCAGTTATCCCCCTAACATCTACCACTACCTCATCCTCCACCGGATACGCGCCTCTCGGTGAATATAGTTCTCCTCCGAGGACTAGCGTATAATTGATAGCTGCTTGTATTGATGGTGACGCATCCGTAGTTTCATTAGCCCCAAATTTCCTTATATTGACTATGTATCCATCTAGGTGAAGTTCTAATACTAATCCATTGTCCATTAGATGGTCAGCAAATCCGTCTACTTCTCTAGCTGCCACCACTCTGTAAGTGGCACCACCCCCGTCTCCGAGAGTCACATACCCAGAAGTAGTAATAAGGTCTCCTATCTCCAAATCTTGCGCTTTTGCTATTGGTAGTGTCGATAGATTATTTACTATATCTGCTCTTGTTACCTGTCTATGTCCTCCCTGCTTCGTACCATCACCCAGCACTAGGCTCTTAGTTTGTGTGTCCATTATGAACTCACCCACCGCCGGTGTGAATGCTTCTATCTCAGCGGTTGTTCCCCTACGGTGTTTTACTTGTAATGACATCCTATATACCTCCGTAGTCTAGTGAGTCACTTACGTCCTCAGTTACTAATCCGTAATCTTGAAAGTTATTTGGATCAAACTCTGGTGCTGATGCCATTCTAGCATCGATTGTGTTCGTTACTTGTAGCTGTGGCATAAAGTGTTCTGGCTCCGTTGAGTCTACCCCACTTAATGGCCCAATCATTTCGTCACCAGTGTTTAGTATAAATTGTTTCTCTGGTGTCGTAGGGTCTGCAAATCCATCACTTAATTCTTCATTAATCATCAACGCTTGTACGAATGAATCATCTAAGTTTGATTCCCTTAGTATTGCGCCATCTTCGTAATCATTGAATGGTACATTTCTCGGTACTACCCGCCTAATGTAGAACTCTATACCTATTGCAACGGGAGTACTTAGTTCTATTTGAGAGTCGCTTATCCATACATAGTCTAACTGTACTGTATAATCGTCCCCAGTATATACGTACACATAATCTCTTGATACGTATCCTAAGTCGAATGATACCGGATAGAGAGTTTGTACACCGTCTCCTACATTTGTACGTATGGTCTGTGCCATGTGTACCTCCTGTTATCTTCTTTAATCTTCAAATGTTTCTTTAATCCACGTGTGAATCATATCTCCATACGCAGTGTTTCCTAATGGGACTAATCCCTGTGCTGCTTCTATCTGTTCTCGTTTATCTCCGAACCCAGAGTCGTAGTAGTCCTTCATTAGTCCCATAACAGGTATTTGTCCTTGTAGTTGACGATAGTCTCCTGTCGTTCCTGCTTGGTACGCATCTAGTACTATATCTTTTGCGTCTGGGAATATACCAAATTGAGTTATGTATTTATCAACTTGCATTTGACCTTCATTTGGCTCTTTCCAATCACTACTCGTTATTGCGGCTGCGCCTGTCCCTAGTGCCGCGAACTTGCTGTATCGTACTAATCCCGACATAGCTGTGTTTAATAATGTAGCTGTTACTGCTTCCTTATCTGCGAATGCTAATGATCTACTTAACTGTTTGTTATTAGCGACTATTGGCATCTGCCTAAATTGGAAGATTAAAGCCATCATTGGTCTGTTCATCCACGGTGGTAGTTCTCCTACATGTGTACGTTGAATCTGCTGCGCTTCATCACGTATTAATGCGTACTGGAACTTTTCTCGTGCTGAGCTAGGCCACTTATCTACATTTAGTTTCGTCGGTAATCCATCGTCACCGTACTCAACAATATTTTTAAATACATCTTGTAGTTCAGTATCTACTCCGTTAGCGTCTGTTAAACCTACATCGGCCATACGAGCATTACCCATCTTGCCTGTACCGGAGTTAAAGTGTTTAGCTACATCAAGTACAAAACTTGCTTGAGTTACTCTGGATTGCGCTCTACGAATTGCGTTGTATCCTGTTGTTTTTCCTAACAACCTACTAGCTGGTGCCTTCAATGATCCAAAGGTTGCTTTGTCAGCTAACCATAGAGACATCTGTCTTGCTTTATGCACTTTTGCTAGTTCCGCTTGGTCTAAATGAACGCTCTGCCTATCGAGCCATTCCAAGTCGTCTGTTACGTTGGAGATTGATTGAATTTCCCTTATTAGCTCTCGCTCATTCTCTACTTTTCCACCTAATTTTATGACCTTCTTGGCTACTGGTTCTGAACTAAATGTACTAAGTACTGACCGTGATATTACTTGGCCTGTTTCGATTAACTGTGCTGTTCCTAAACCACCCATACGTGTTAATGCTGTTAAGTCTTTTAACTGACGCATTTCCTGTGTTAATCCACCACGTGTTGGTCTACCAAACATCAAGTTCATTAAGTCGTCGTAGTACTGTTCGTACTTCTTTGTATTAATGTTTTTATCAATACCTTCTTGGATCATATTCTTCTTCAATGAATCAATGTCCAATTGTGATGTCAACATACCGTCTGTTGATTTTGATAATCCTACCCAGCCAGCCATACGGTTTGAGTATTTAGTTGCTACACTCATAACTTCATTATCTAGTAAATCTAGTATAGACAAACCTTCAAATTCCATCGTCGTATCTAAGTCAAGTCGTTGTTTCGCCCTACTATCTGATACTGGTAGAAACTGATCAGTCGGTTCTTCTCCTTGCTGTCTAATCCAATCGATCTGCCTCTTCGCTAGTTCCCTAGCTTTTGATACATCTGTTGGGTTTACACCATTAGTTGTTGACGACTGATACGCCCTTGTGAATAACTCTTCTACTTTAGCTTCACCATGTTTGTTTACAGCAGCCAGTAATCTACCCGATTGCCATACATGTGGAACATAGTGTTTTACTTTACGTGCTTTAGTAAATCCCCCGATGTTAGACTCTACTAGTTTACCGTGATTGTAGTCCATGTATTTATCCCATTGACTAACGAAGTCTATTACTGACTTATCTAGGTTACTTGGTAGTTCTTTCCCTTGTCGTCTGTACTCCTGTATTAAGAATACTTCTCGGTTGAATTGAGCAACTATCTTACTATCTGCTCCAGCCTTTTGTTGAGCATTCATACGCCCTACGGCTGTTTTACCTTTCGATATTGCGTACGAGTCCATTGCTTTCACATAGGCTGGTGCTATCTGCATCATTGATTCTTTATATACTGTATCGCGTATTATACCGCCTGTAGCTTTACGACGAATTGCTCCACCGTATCCTCTACCGATCTCAGTAATCCTTGACCCAATATATTCTAATGATGTCATCTTACCGTTTTGGAATTTAGTACCTAAGTCTTCTGTGATTCTTGCTGCAATACGTCCTACACTATCTAATATACCTTTTGGTTTCCTAGCTAATGCAAATGCTTTCTTTTCACCCGATTTAACAAAGTTAGTAAGTCCGGTATTAACACCTTCTAATGAATCTTCTACCATTTTCTCATAAGCTTTATTAGCCTTACTTTGAATGTTGGTGTAGTCTTCCGTAGATACTTTCGTAGTTGTTTCTCCAGAGTTCCCATCAGACAAGATAGTTAATTCGTCCTCAGTTAGCGGAGTATCTACTTTAGTTTCTATATCACCTTTCGGAGCTAGTTTCTGCTGTTCTGCAATTGCGTGTGATGCCCTTATAACATCCTCAACATTCTGCCACTGGCCAGCTTTAACCATCCTATCCATCACTTTGGCTTTATTTTTTAACAAAGCTTTCTTAACTACTTCTAATCTCTGTGTTTGACTTTTATGCTCGGCTTTACCCTTTATAGTTTTAACACCTAACTTACGTATGATGTCTTTATTAAGTCGGTTTTTTAACTCTGTTAAAGTTTCAACACTTGGATTCTTATACGCCTGTTGTGTTGTAGTATTAGTGTATGATCTTGGTAGTAAGTCTTGCTCTGATGTATCTCTTACGAGAGTAGTCTCTTTTGACTTCTTAGCCTGCTCAATTGTGTTAAGTAATTCTTTAGACCTAGCTATATCGTCTGGTGTTGGATCAGGTTTACTTTGTAGTTTGAATAGTTCCTGTTTAGCGTCGTCTACTGAGTAGTAGTCTGGGCTGTCAGGGTCTTGCTCTGTACGAGTTTTACCAACCTCGACTTCATCTATTCTACCTACTCTATTAACTTCCTCCCCTACTGCTACCCGACCATGTTGACGTAGTTCTGCCAACCTAGTGCTATACTCTGATGTCTTCGGTGTCAGCCCTTCTTTTTTAAGTTGTGCTGCAATCTCCTGCGGTGACATTGGTACTGTCTTACCGAACTGTTTGGAACTATCACTATACGGATTAAAGTCACCGTACTCCTTCTGCTCCATACGAGTTGCTACTAACCCGTTTAACTCTTCTACAGCACTTGTGAATTCAGCACTGTCTTTCTTAGCTGCCATTCTATTTAGTTCTACAACATCTTTCAGATATGATAATTCTTTTGGTATCTGTGTTGTTAAACTAAATACATCATCTGCACTAGTTTTACCTTGTATTGACATCCAATCTGACTGGTGTGCAAAGAAGTCTTTACTACTCATTGGTGTAGTATCATACCCATCCCATAGCTCTTTCTGATTACGTAACATTTGTACATAATTTTGTAGAGTTTGTACTGGGTTAGCAGTGTCTCCTTGTAGCAAGTCAGACATGGCGTTCTTTCTATTAAACGTCTTTTGTCTGAATGTTACGGCTTCTATCGACTTCTCTATTGACGGAGGTACTTTACCATCTGGAAACGCTGACGCTAAATGTAGTATGTCTGAGTTAAGTTCATTTGCTATTACTCTAGCCTCTGGTGATAAGCTTTTATTATTAAGCCCAATTTGACTATTTAACAATTTACGAATTGCTGTACCTTGTTGAAACACATCTGCTAGTGTACTTGCTGCTGACGCGAATCCTTCTGGACTTATTTGTGTTATAGCTTCCCACGGTGTGAACGTAGTACCTGTAGTTTGTTCTACTTTACTTCTTGTTCTACTTTCTGCGGTCTCTACATTTACCTGTTCTTTAACTTCTTGTAGTTCTGGTGTTGCTGCCGCTTCTGGTTGTCCTTGCTGTTCTACATGGTTTTGTATTTGTTCACGTTCTAATTCCCGCGATCTTCTTGCGTCTTTCACATAACGCTGGTACAGAGGTTTTCCTGCGTACTCTACTAAACCACCAAGTCCTAATCCGAATCCCGCGTCCACTAGAATATCTAGTTGATAGTCTTTCGCTGTGTATGTGTGATCACCAGCTAGTCTTGGAGTGTTTATTGCTGCACCTTCTAAACCACCTCCAGCGGCCCATGTTCCCATTAGTGCTGTGTTCCTAATTAGCCTATTGGATGTCCAAAGTTTTACACCTGCATTAATACTTTGGCTAGTTTTAATTACTGGCCCTGCTGTCAATAGTGTTAAAGGGTCTACTATTATTGATGCTGCCCCATAACCTAACTGTGCATACCACTCCATGTTTTCAAATACACGATTGTTCTGAATATCATCCATCAATTGATCACGTAACATAATAGCTGACTGATCGTTGTACTTAGATGCTTCTGCTAATATAGTTGCGTGGTATTGCTCTGGTAGACCTTTTGTTAATTCTTCTTGAGGTACATCAAAATCAGTTCCTAGTCTACGAGAATCCCATAACATTTCCATATCAGCTAAATTTGATGCACTACCTAACATTGAGAATGATGTACTCATCTTTTCCCAGAATGTTGCTTCTTTCTCTGGTATAGGACTGTCCATCAAATGCCCGTTACGCACAGTCCGATTGTATTGCTCTCTGATAGCTGGGTCTTCCATAGCTATCCGCATTGATCCACGAAGTGTATCACTACTCTCCATTTCAATAGGTCTGTTCCAAGCTGATAACTGGTGACGATAACGCATCACCATATCTGGATCACCGTATAAATCTGCTGTTGCTTTATCAAACTCTTCTTGTGTTGCATCACCTTCTTTGAATGCTGTGTACGTGTTGTTGAATCGCTCGTGTTTAGCAGTAACAGTATCAAATTGTTCTTTTGTTAACGGTTGTTCTGCTGTACCAAACTGATACGGTACATGTCTACTATAGTACTCTTTATATTCATCATGCTTTAACGGGTCTGGGTGCTCACCATATTCTGTGTAGTATGTAGACATTTGCTGATCTAAAGCAACAAGGCCGTAGTCAACTTCTACACCATCAATTACACGGTTTACACCTGATACCTGCCTTCCAAAATGATCACGACCATAGTCATGTGTTGCTACAGGCTTACCTTCTGGTAATACATCTTTAGCGAAGTCTGTTGCTGCATCACCTTGTGGTGTGTTTAAGTCTTCATTAGGATGTACGGATTCTGGCGTATTTATATAACCGACACGCAACGTGTCGTCAGTGGTCTTTACTGTGTCACCATCAATTACACGTTGTATATCTGACATAAAGTACTCCTCTGTTCCTCTATTTATTATTACGGAAACAACAATGGTTTAACCGCTTGTAGTTTCTTCTGCTCTTTCATCCAGTTGTTAAGAAATGTCTCGCTGGCTTTGTCTTCTAATTTCTTAAAGTTAGATCGTTGGTCAAGTGTTTGTTCCCACCTCTTCATTACATCTGGTGTTATATGTACAGGTGCTTGTGCATCTTGTGAATCCATAAAGAATCCCTCTACACCATCAATTGTTGATAAAGTCAGTCCTCTTACTTGGTCAATCCTAGTAAGGGGTTTACCATCTTTATCTTCCAATTTTACACCGAGTGTTGCTAAATATGGGGTTAGCATACTTGCTGATGTACCTTTGGATTGTTGTGCTCCATCCATTAACTGCTCAAAGTTATACTTTGTCGCTTTGTTTAATTGTTTACCATTAGTGATCACACGACCTTTATAATTTATCGCTGCGTTAAGAGCAGACTTACGTAAGTAACTCTCCGCCGATTTCTTATCACCTTTATAAACAACTAATGCTCTGTCGTATTCTTCCATATAGTGTGCTAATGATGCACCTTTTGGAACTTGCCCTGTAAAGCCTTGTATTAGTGATTGTATACGATCTCGTTTAGACTCGTTTTCTCCTAACTCCCACTGAATCCCATATATGTCACGGTTTCCTTTGTTAGCTGAATAAGCGTCTAAGTCTTTCATCACCATATCCGAGGTTTGGCCTATTGACATACCTCTACGTATGATTTCGTATCTATCGTAGTTATCATTACCTATTAGTGATTTGAATGTATCTTCATTCTGTTCAAATTGAGCTACTGACTGCATTGCCACAATTCCACGTTCGTTTAATTGACCCTCGTTGTTTACTAGGCCCTGAAATCCATTAATGAATGTTTCTATTGACCGCTTTACAAATGACGAATCTACTTCTTGTCCATCTATACGTCGTGCTATCGACTTTGCTATCTTAGGATTTTCAAGCAGTACTTTTGTAGCTTCCGCATTACTTAAGTCTTGACCTGCTTGCCGTGATATTTCTTCTACAACCACTACATCTAATATGTCTTCCAAATCAGATTTCTTTGGATTCTCTTGGTTTAATACACTAGCCCTCTCAATAGGATCGTCAGTTAGTAACCCTGCTTTAATTCTATCAATACGTGCTTGTTCGTCTTCTGCTTCTAAACCATCTGCCGCAGCTTTCTTTGCTAATCTGTCTAACGCAAGTTTTGCTTTATTCAGATCATGCTCTGCTTTATCGGTTTTACTTGAACGTGATCCTAATGTATTTAATGAACCCATTGCTGTTTGATATATTGCTGCTGCGTCATTCAGGTTTTTAGCATCAAGTGCTGCTAGCTGAGTGTCGCTTACTACTAATAGAGCTTCTCGATTAAAGTCTGCATCATACGCGCTTATACCTTTATCTATTGCTACTTGCTCTTCTATTGTTAAACCATCCACCCAGCCGTTTGCTTTAGCTGCATTATACGCCCCGATGTTACCTTGCCGTAAAGAGTTCACAAGGTTTTCATTAACTACTTCTTTCCAAGCGAAATCTGTCATACCTTCTGGCTTAGTGCCTTTATCAAAGAATATAGATGCTTGTTGTAGTAATCCTTGTGCTTCTTTTTGGGTACTTGCTAATGATGCGTCTACTGTCCATGTGTCGAATGTTTGTTGAACTTGCTTTGAATAGGTGTCTCTTTGTTGTAGCTGATTGTATGCGTAGTGTGCTTCATACTGTTTAGCTGCTAACTTTCCACTTGATGCCATCCACGCTTGAGTTACTAATCGCTTGGTCTCGGCATCTTCCCCATAAGGTTCTAATACTTTATCTAACCCTTCTTTCAGTTTTACTGCGTACTCTTCCGGTGTTTCACCTGCATACTGATCTAATGTTGATGCTTGTTCAAGATACGCTGAGTTAACTGCGTTCTGTGCTGCTCTCTGCTGTGCTGCTCTGTATTCAACATTCTCACCAAAGACTGCTTTCTCCCACCCCAGATTCTTTTTATTAGCGTCTATCTGGTTTATAGCGTGGTCAGTACCCTGTCTTATAGCTGCGTCTGTAGCACGTTGTTCGTTAATATTTGTGGCTGTTGTCTCTAGTTTCTCTACTAGTGCTGCACCTAATGCTTCACCAAGTTGGTTTACACCAGTATCTAGGGATGAAGCCTGCTTTTGTTTTGTTGCAACTTGCCGCTGTGTATGCTTTACAGCGGGTGGATTAACCACCCCTGCATTAGCGTCACTCGTTGCATTACGTTGCGGTGAACCAAACTGTGTCATTTAACTTCCCCATAATGCTGGTAAACTGTAACCTTCCGATGATAGTGCTTCACCTATTTCTAAGTCTCCTAATTCAAACGAACTAAACGCCGACATTAACTCACCTACATAAGAAATCTCTGGTTCTTGTATAGCTAGTAATGATGATGCTTGGCTCCCTATCTGTGCTAGTTGACTCTCTGTTGCTTGCTCTGCTTTCCGGTTTGCACTATTAAGTGCGAAGGCTTCATTCTTCTCTGTTTCATATAATACATCTTCCACTGATCCACCCTCGACCCCTGCGGCTGCTGCGTTTACTAACGCCATTGCTTCCGCTTGGTCTTGGGCCATCCTGATTTGTGTGTTGGATGTAATCTTATCTTGCTTTATAGCAGCTATATTTAACTCCGCTGTGTGTTTAGCTTCTCTAATATTAGACTTCTGTGCTGCTATCGCGTAAGCCTCATTATATGCTGCTTTGGTCTGGGCGTTCTCACCTGTCGCCATTAGTTGTAGTGCTGACATTCCAGACATTGCAGCTTGTGCGTACATTGACATATTGTTCTCCTCACATCCTCTGCGCTGTTTGGAAGTATTGCCCCTCCCAACTTATTCCTGCGATTGTACATCCTAACCAGTTGTCACAGTAGAACTCTGCTTCTGCTAAATTTGCATCTTGTGCAAACGAGAACTTATGATCTCCTGTGTAAAACGGTACACTTCCAACTACGTTGTCCAACCCTCCTAAATACCTACTGTTAAACTCTTGATCATCTGTATCATAGTAATCAGATATGATGTGCATTTTAACTTCATTTGTTTCTACTAAACTTAAAATGAACTTAGCTATACGTATTCTATCTGTGGTTACTGCGATATTATTATCATCGTATTTGAATGGTCGTGTTGGTCTGTATCTTGATTCGTATAACTTTCCTACGTAAACATCACCTACTGCTATATCTTCATTGAATGTTATTACGTTTGAAGCTAGTGTGAATTGTACTTTATTTAATTCATACTCTGTACTATCTCCACGAATTACAATTATGTCACTCGTGTCGTAGTCTGCATCTAATGTTGCCGTACTTCCATCAGTTGGTAACTTTACTAAATCATCTAGGTATACTTCGTTTACTCCTGTCGAAACTCTGGAGTAAATATCTATTTCTTTTAATATAATGTTGCCTTGTTCATTTACAATAAGTGTTAATCTATCGTTTCTGAACTCGATGTCTAATATCTCAGAATTACCTGATATAACCCACTGGCCCCATGATCTCTGCCGACGTTTCCCAGTATCATCTGTGTACTGCTCATACATGAATAATTGATTAGCTGCTGCACCTTCTGTTACAACTGCTATCATTTCTAGGTTAGGGCTTGCAGTCATTAACTTCACACTACCAGACATATATCCAATTACATGATGTGTTAGTGGTGCTGCAAAATCTTGGTTAGTATCCCTCTCACCAGTGTACTCTTGTAATCCTGTTGACGTTCCATAATCAATCGGGAAGAATATTGAGTTACCAATTGTTACTGGTGGTACGTTTACCTGACACTCGTATTTTGTAGTAAGTGTCATTGATACAGTTTCCGGTGTTATACCTTCTGATCCGTCTATCTTAAACTGACCATTAGACGATATAACTAATAGGTCTCTATTATGAGGAACTATGTGTGCTAGTCTATCGATGGCTACTGCACTCGATGCTACTGATACTGTGTCATTAACTAATAGTTGTACAGCCGACTGTTTCCAAAAGTTTGCTGGATCATCTACCTCAGACATTATCACGTTATTCTCCGATACGAATACTAATCTCTTTTGGAAGTATCCTACATTTGTGATTGTCTCACCAACGAAGTCCGGTTGTGGTACAGAGTCATCATCACCATTTTGGCGTTCTTTGAATGCTATTGTATTAACTGTAAATACATTGTTGTCGTATACACAACTAAACGGCATTGTTGTTGTATCTAGAGCATGTGGTTGTTCAGAGTTTCTAGTCTCTGACCATACAACTTCTTCTAAGTACTCACCTGATACTTGCTGTGCTGTTCGTTCTGCTTGTAGGTAGTAAGTTCCTTTATCGGATGTTGGGTCGGGCTTAATAGTTATTCGTGTGCCTACTACTGCGTACAACGGTAAGCCTTCTGTGTTCTCGACAGTGTTATTTATTGCTACACATGATCTATCACCTTGACCTGTTTCTATCTCTAGGTCTAACCAATCAGCTCTACCATCTTCCCAAACTGCTACCGAGGAACCTAGTGCTACTGCTGTCACTCCGGTTATACCTGTGTAACCTGTCTTATACGCTTTACATACAGATTGAGATACATCGTAATTAGGGTTTACTATACAGCCACCAAAACCATCATCTATATATGGTTGGCAGTAGTTTATGAAGTTCGCATCAATAAATGGATCATCTGGGTAATCAGGATTTGGTGCTCTTATATCGTAAGTACCACCACCATTTATGTTTGCTGCTAATTCTAATGCTACTTGATTTGTCGCACGAGCCTTATCTGCTGTATCATAATCTGGGTTTGTTACCCCTAAATCTGGTATTGTGTATGTTACTACATGTCTAACAGTATCACTTGTTGTTACATTTACTTGTACTGTTTCACCATAGTTTAATGCAGACACCACGTTAATGTGTGATACTCGCTCTATGTCTGCTAGATCATCATCAGTAGTCATTTCTACTACTTTGTCTGTATTTATAAAGAATGTTTCATGATCTACAGTTTGAGCCACCATGTTGTTCCCTACATAACCTGTTGGTGCTGTAAGAGTATTCCATAATGTATCATCTATATAGATGTGTAAGTCGTCTGTCAGTTTGTCTAATATAAAACGGTATGTTACACCTTCTCGTTCATACGAGTGGTATAATATGTCACTCCCCGTGTTTCCTAGTAATAACGGTGCAACCCACTTCATAGGTGGTCGCCTTGTTAATTTATTAACTGGGTCTGACCTGAAATTGACTTGTAATCCTGCTTGTCCTTCTGCCCTATTACGTGGCGCTAATGTACTAACTCCGTGTATAGGTGTCGGGTATGAACTTTCTATTCTCATAATGTCTCCTATCTGTCAGGATCACCGTGGAATCTACGGTTATTACGGTTGTAAGGTTGAACCCCTGCTCTTGCTTGCAGAACTCTTGATTTATTAAATGTGTTGTAGCGACCTTCTTCTAAGTCTTGCTTCTTCACATCTATCATAGCTTGTCCTGCTGATATGTTTAAATCCTGTTGTTTTTGTGGGTCTTCTAATTCATCCCTAACAAACTGTGACCCAGCTAGATATGCACAATGCTCTTTCATACAATCCGGCATATCATCCCATTCTAATATCCTCACTTCTCTGTATATCTCTACAGGGCCAGTGAATATAAATGTGTTGTCGTACTTATTGTAAAGCTTCTTTCCACGTTTGAAGAAGTTGTTGTCCACCGCTACTAACGAACTTATTTCATCCGGTATTAGTATGTTACCTACATCATCTGGTGAGTAGGTTAAATTGTAATCTATGTTGAACCACCAACCTCTTCGTTGTGCTTGTCTACGAATACGGTTTAATGTCGTTTTCGCATTAGAAGCATCTGGGTGTGGTGTGTCTACATTGTTTACAGGTGAAGAACCAATCAAACGTAATAGCATATTTAATGCTTCTAATTCGTTCATTATCTTTATTCCCTTTAAAAAGAAAAAACATATATGGAGGGATTCCATATACGCTTGGTGTAATAACACCTATAAAGCCCACCCCTATGAGGGATGGACTCTAAGGTATCACTACCTGCTATTAAGCAGTAGTTGGTGTATAGGTGAAGATACCACCCGCCATTTCTGCGCGGTTAGGTGTCACACCATACGCAAGGTATGAATCAATGAACCACTGCAACTCGATGTCGCTGTAATAGACTTTAGAAGTCAGTGGGATTGTTTCACCTGCTAGTAATGCTTTAGGCATTAACAGCAGAACCTTACAGTTTACATCTGGCTGTACTACGTCGTAAGCGTTACCGTTACCTGCGTTTGACAAGAAATGGGTTTCACCTACATCTGCCTGTGCTGGGAATCGGTTAGTAACTTGTAGTCGCACACCATTTGACTTGAGTACAGTACCACTTGCGTAGTCACCATTGCTTGTAGAGAAGTCTTTGTCTAGCAACTTGTCATTCTTCAATAGTGTGTAGTATTGAGCAGGACGTACTAGAAGTACTGCTTCCATAATATCTACATCTTTCTCTTCAATCGTCTGACATAGGTCTTGGATTGCTAGTTCAAGTAGTTCTGGATCGTCTTCGTCACCATCTGCGCCCAGTACGATTACTGCACCACCTTGGAAACCTTCTGGTGCTGTTCGCACACTGTTAGAAGGTACTGTTGGTGCTGTACCTGCGCCTACATATACATGATCTTCCCAACCACCTACTAAGGCAGTACCAGTTACCGCACCTGATGCGTCTTTAACGGGTACTTGGTTGGTAATCTGACAAGCTTTAATTGCTTGTACGATGAATGATTCATCAAAGAATTTACCGATCTCTTTACCGTGCTCGATACCTACTTCTTTACGTACATCAATGTGCGATAGGAAATCATCCAACAAGAACTGGTTAGTTCGTGCTAATACGATAGTATCTACTTTCACAGAAATGTTATCGAATGTAGGACTGTGATCCTGTGGACGAACTCCACGCTGTACTTTCTGTAGCTGCGTGTGACCAATACGGTCGTTCGTAATAGTATCTGTACCACGTACTGATTTGAACTTAAAGAACTGACGCATGAAAGAGTCTTTCAAGAATCGGTGTTCTACTTCACCACCATACTGTTCGATATATAGTGGGTTAATGTTACCTGAGTCAATCCCCGCCTGATGGCCGGAACGTACTTGGTTATTTGCTACTGGTTGGTTCAAAATTGACATTTAGCTTGTTCTCCTAGGAAATGTCTTAATGTTATATTCTCCATGCTGCATTCTTAGCTCCACTACACATGGATGGAGAATAATTAAATGCCACGCTGCATCCCAGCGGTACGTCGTTTGTCTAGTGCTGCCATTTCTTGCGATTGTCCATATATGTGACCTTTCGCTTCTAGGCTACGTAGTTCTGAAACGTATTCCTGTTTACTTAGTGGCTTAACTCCGAAGTCGTTTGATGTAGCGTCACCTGTTAGTAGGTCTGCTGACTGTGTAAAGTTCTCCGAAGTTTTAAAACGACTAACTAGATCGTCTACTGCATATTTCGCAGCAATACCACCCTGTGCTAGAAGTTTGTTGATTTCCACACGCTCATCATTAGGGACGTTTTCTTTAGCCCATCCAGCCAACTCTTTCCAAGTTTCTTCACCGCCTTGATCAGTAGCCCCTTTAAAGGATTCCTGTACTTGGTCGAAGATCGCTTGGTCTCGTTTGTTAGCCTTGTCTTTGTTTGCTGTGTGAAATCCTGATAGCTGTTCTGCTACGATTGAAGCTACTGCGTCACCATGCTTATCTGCTAATGCTTTAATAAGTTCCGGTGTTGCTTTACCTTCATTCTCTGTAACAATACGAGCTACATCTTGCGCGTCTAACCCCGCCTCCGTGATTAGCTTTTCTACTTGTTTAACTACTGGTGCTGATAGGTCATACTCTCGCTTCTGATCCCCTTCCCCACCTTTGTCTCCAGTATCATCACCTTGACCGCCTTTATCATCATCTTTATTAGCTTGATCTTGTGATTGGTTTTGAGACTGTTGATCTTGTGATACTGGATTACCGTTTGCATCTAATGATTTGTCGTCTTGCCAGTTTTCATTGGGTGATGCTGGTGCTTTGTTCTGATCATCCGCCGCGTTGTTTTGGTTGGCCTGCTGTTGATCAGTGTTAGCGTTCTGTCGGTCTGTCATTGTTGTGTTCCTTGTTCTGCTTCGTTAACTGCACCTGCCTCCATTCCGGCGGCTTGTGCTTGCATCTTCATTCGTTCTTTAGATTCTTGCTTGACTTTATCTTCGCCTTTCAAGAACTTCTTATAATCCACACCGTGTCCTGCACCAAGTACAGCGATTACATCACCAAATTCCATACGAACTTTAACTTCATCTGGCACATCTGCAAGGATAATCATATCCTGCATAAATGCTCGGAAGTTATCTAACTCACTATTACGTGATAACGATTCAAACCCAGTTACAATCACTGGTTCGATGTCTGTAAATGTTTTATTTTGTTTACGTAATAGACGTTTAGCTAATGGTAGTTGTAGTTCTGCTGCTAGTCGTGAGTACACTCCACCTAACGAACCTTCTAGTTCGTGTGCCTGCATCCTAATCTCTTGTGCTGTTACTCGCTCTGCATCACGAGTTACTGCTGTATTAAGCAAGAATGCTGCACCAATACGTCGTGCTACTGCGTCGAACCTTTCATTAAGAAAGTCTGCTGCGTTGGTTACTTGTGCTGTATGTACATGGATGTCTTCTTCTCTACCGTGTACATATGCTCCTGATGGTGCCTCGGTTATCTCTCGCACATCTGTCATACCAGTCGGGTCTACTAGATTCTTTAGATCAGTTACTACTGTCGTATAATCTAATATTGCTTCTGCTAATGTTGATAGTGTATGGAAGTCACCTGCGTAGTTCTCTACTAAACCTGTGCCGTAATCCTTTCCTCTACATAAGTTCCATGTTAAGGGAATCCACGGTAAGTTATCTTTGTTGTATATACCCACTCGTTTATGACAATAGCAGATGTCTTCTAGTTCTTGCCATACGAAGTATCTTGATTTACCTACTCTGCATATACCTGTGTATATAGATATGTCGTCGTTTGGACTATATCCTTCTGTTGCAGCTAGTGCTGCTAATTCGTCGGATAGTCCCGATACAGATTTTGTCTCACGTATAATAATCTTAACTGGTGTACCACGTAGATCACGTTTGATAGTGTAATCTCGTAATGAGTACACTTGCATGTCTGCATCGTCTGGCATGAACAGTAAGCCGTTACCTGTAATAATAAGGTGTTGTGCAGCGTCGTTCATTGTTACTCTAGCATTGATCTTGTCTAGCTCCCGCATCGAATCTCTCTCTGCTTGTGCTAGTGCTGCATCAACTTGTGCTCCTGATAAACCACTTTCTGCTACTGCTTCCCGCTGCTCTTTTGTTAATTGCATACGGAAGAATGGTTTTGATGGTTGGAACAAAGTCATTATTATCTTATTGGCTAAGTTCGTTACTGCTTGCGCTCCTACCGATTGGTAGTCGTTCTGCATTTCGTCATATTCCATCAACGGATCGTCTGGGAATATGTTAGGTAGAGTCCAACCGGCGTATCGTTCACATCGTGTTAATACTTCATCACGCGCATGATCTCCACCTTGGAATTCTCCTTTTAGTAAGAAGTCATTGTTTAAATACTTCTCCTTGAGAGTTTCTGGTTTCATAATGATTCCTCAGATGCTTATGTTAGATGATACTTCTTCATCTTCATCTAATTCATCATCTACCTCTAGGCTTATCTGCCCTAGTTGGCCAGTACCTTTCCCCTCTGTTTCCGCAAACACTTCTGCTTTCCGTGCTTGCTTCTGGTCTGCTAATTGTTCTCGTCGCGCTTTCTTTTGCGCTTTTCTACTTCTATCAGCAGTGTATAATGTTGTGCCTGCTACTACTGCGGTTGCAACCCAAGACATTGTTGTTTCTCCAAATGGTTGTCTAAGGATTCATAATTTGGTGCTATGAATTCCTTTTTAATTTCCTGTTGGTCAGTAGATGTAGTCGCATGGAACACTGTCCAAACAGTATCAGTTACAGCGAATCCAGCTCGTTTAGTACCAGCAGGGCTTATGAATGTACATGGGGCTTTAATCTCTCGTAGACCTTCTTCTGTAGCTACTTTGATTATCCCTTGTGAAATTATGTTAATTTGATCATGTAAGTGTATTTCACCTACTAATGACGTTCCTGCTGGTATTATTATTTCCCGTGCGTATACACCTTCACAGTGAATATGCTTCGGTTCTATATGTACCCCATGTTCTGGCTCCTGCTCTTTACATGCTCTCTCAAACTCCATGAGTGTATCACGTCGTTCTTGTCGGCTCATACTGACCCAGTTGCTCTCTGTTAATACTAATTCCATAATTTTAATCCTTATTAGCTACACTCTTACCCAAAGAAAAAGTCTGCTTTCTCGATGTTCTCGATATTATATGACCCTTCTTTTGGCATAGTCATTACGTCTACACCCATTTGTTCAGCCCATTCTCGCATTGGGTTATGGTTCTTATACAGTATTAAGAAAGACTTACGGATAGCTTTAAATAGTCTTTCTGTGTTTCCTGCATGTGTTCCAAAGTCGTCATGTATCATTGCGTAACTGTCTACATCTGTACCATTAATAGTCATTACCATATGTGTACTGTCTATACTGTGTACAAAGTTTGGAGCTATCCCGTTACGTTGTTTACTATACGCGGGTTCTCCTTCTCTGTTGAAGTCCCGTAACCATATCTCTACTTTACCGTCTAGCTGTGTTACTACTCTGGTTGCATCCACTTTCTTATAGTACTGGTATACTGGGAAATCCAATGGTGTTAACCATTTAGCGTAGTCTCTTCCTGAGTTCTTCTGTAACCAGTCCATACCTTCTCGCGCTGCTATTACTACTTCACTAATTGATTCCCATAGTATAGGTGTTAAGAATCGTGCGAAGTCCCATTGGTGTGATTCATCTAGTTCAAACTTACTCCAGTTGTCCATCACATACTCCATAATATAAGTACGTGCTGATTGCTGTGTTGCTCCATACGGGAGAGTCATTACTGGTCGTTTAGCACAACTTCTTGCTACACCAACTTTCAACCACTTTTCAGCTCTTGGGTCGTCTATCTCTTTTAGCTTCTCTGTGGTTACATCTGCAACTTGTTGATATATATCCTCTGGAGTACTACAAGGCATTAAGTTTGTAGCGGCTGCTCCTACTTCGTCTCGTAACATTGCTGAGAAATGTTGCAGTCCATTACAACTACCATCTAATCCAACTGGTAATTGTCCTGTTGCGTTGTGGTCTCTACCATAATCACAATTAGCCCACTCGAAACAGAATGCTAGAAACTGGTATGGTTTGTCTGCACTACCCCAGAAGTCACGGTGTGATATTGGGTCTGATACTACCTGTTTTATATATGGTTCGTGTTCGTTGATCCAATTTACTCTATCTTTATATGTCAACTTGTCTTCACCAAATGTGTTAGCTCCATGTATGGCTAACCACTTGACTCCATCTTTACCTAACACTACAGACTTTGCGAATCTTAACAGACCTTTTGCTGTGTCTGCTCCCTGTGGTGATAGTCCTGATGTCGCACAATATATACGTCCTCGGAAGTCACATGTATATGCGAAGTACAACCGTTCCCAATCTCTTAGCTCCTTAGCTAACTTGTGACCTTGGATGAATGCTAATACTTGACCTTTACGTTGTTGCTCTCTTCCGTAACACCGTTTGGCTATTATCTTCCAATTTCTAATCTCATCTTTTTGATCGTCTGTTAGATCGTCTTTGTCAATAGACTTTAGATGCTCTGGGAATGTGGGTGGTTCTATCCTTTCCTTGGATGGCATCCCTATACCTAACCCTTTGTGATATATCTCTTCTTGTACTTTTAACACAGTGTCATTAATTTGCCACGCTGTACGTTGCATCTTGTTAACTGCTCTAATGTGCTTGTGTGGTATGTGTTGTTCTACGAATTCTTTATGATCGTTACCTTTAGTTTTCACAAACCTTAGTCGTAGGTGTGGTGTATGGTATCCACCCTCTGTTAATGAAGTCCACGGTCTTGGTGGTACTTTTAATGGCAGGTATGTTGGGTTTAGTAACCCTCGTTCTTTCTCGAATTCTGCTGCCCATTCATCAAACTGTACTGTTGTGTCTAACTTATTAGTAGTCTTACCACGGCTACGTTCTGTATACATGAAGATTATGTCTCCAAATACATTTAGTATCGCTCGTAGAATCCTTACACCTATCTGAACCTTCTCGGTTGGAGACCAGTCATACCATTCTATTTCAAAGTCACCAAACTTCTTCATTAATACTTTATGTTTGTGTGCGTAATCTGTAACATTCTGTTCTGCGAATGATCGTCTTACAGTATCATAGTATTCTGGATGTGCTGCTTCAAACATTTGACATTTCATATCAGCTTCTATACGTGCTGCAATATCTAATGTCACTTTTAATACAGTATTCTTCTCACGAACTTGAATAGCTTTGAGTACTGCCTTTAAGCCTATGTACGCTATCTTCAAGTAGTCGTCTTGGGCTACACTCCTAATAATAGTGTTGTAGCTTGCTGCTCTTCCACGAGAACCACTTTTAACTAAATCTTCTAAGTAGTCTGCTGAGTCCTCTAGTCTATCTTTAATAAGGTAAGACATAACATCTGTTGTGTCTCCCTGATTCTTTTCTCTAAGTCTGTCTTGGTTTGCGTAGTATCGTTCTGATCCACGGCGTTGACATTCCTTTTCCCACTCGACTTGCTGACTCAAGTTCATTTTATTCTCCTATCACTGTGTACTCGTCTTTAAATTGAGACTCAGTTTTCCAATATTCACGATGATCTTTTGTCTCTCTGTCATGTATCATTAAATATCCCTTTTGTTCTGCATGTTCTCCTTCCAGTAGACTATAACCACGGTATATGTAATATTCTCCATAAGTCATAGGTACTGCTAGTACTTCTTTACTACTAATACATTTTAATCTATTACTCATTACTGTTTTACCTTTTTCTTAGCACGTACTGCACGAGCCTTAGCGTTTCTCTGTATACGCTTCTGTTCTGGTGTCATATGCGTTGGGTGAATTAAATTTATTTGTGGTTTTGAGTGCTTACTTAAATACTCACCTAGTCCAATAAGGTAATCATACGCATGTACTCCTTTATGACCTAGTTGTGCTTTTGTCTTGACTCTACCCTCTGCCCCATTACAAGAGTTATGTACCGCTTCGCGTATGAAACCAGTGTAATGACAATGGTCTAACACTGGCTTATCCACTTTTGTAAAAGGCTTACCACAAATCGCACATTTGTTACCTTGTCTCTTAACCAATTGATCAAGTACACTGGCAACTTGGTTTGATTTAAGTTGTTTAATCAATTTCTATACCTTTTAATTCTTGTAAGTCTTCTATGGTAGCGTCGTACCATGAAATTGAGTCTATGTCTTTCCCGATACCACCGGCTACATCTTGAGAATAGTCTACTCCTAGCGTTCTTTTCTCTATCTGTAGTACCAGTAGTGTAGTATCCATGAACCGTTTTTGTAGCCTATGGCGTGTTCTTCCTGTTATTGTAGTTTCCATTACTTTACACCTTCTGTATACTTATATAGTAATGATGCAGCACAAAACTCTCTATTCACTACGGTCAACCACGCGTATCTATATTTATCTAATTTTACTGGATACCATGCGAACCATTTATGTATACCTTGTTTACGTATGTGTATTATCATTAATCTATATCCTCCACACGTTTATCAAATCGAATTGATTTAAAACGTGGTTCCCGTAGACTACCATCTTTAAGTCGTTTCATTGCTTTCACTTCAACAACCTTATCTAGTATTACGTCTTCGTTATTCCACCATTCGTGTCGTTGTGCATCAGTCATACCTGATACACGATGTTTGTTACCTGCACTATCTAGTACTATTAATCCACCTAGTGTTCCTGTGTACTTACCCTCACCTTCAAACATACCTACTACTTGTAAGTCAAGTGTTAGTTCTTCCTTAATTTTCATAAGGTCGAAGTTCCGTTTCTCCGGCATATAAACACTATCTACACGCTTTAAAATTAGTCCCTCACCACCTCGCTGCCAGATACTTTCTGCTTCCGACTGCCATAGGTCAGGGTGATTAGCGTGTCCCAGCAGTGGGCTGATACGAACGCTAGGAGAGTCTATTCTTCTGACTATTTCCTGAGCAAATCCGAATCTCTTAGTGGCTGGCATTTCAAACTTCCACTCGAAGATGAAGTCATGTACACGTAGGTAAACATCATCTACCTGTTCGTACTTACGGTTAAGTATTCCGTTAAGTTCTGAGAATGAATCTATCTCTAAACCCTCAATCATTATCTCGAATATTAGTCGACCTTTTACTTGTGGTCGTTTCTCACGGATTGAGTTAGATAATTCCACCAATGATGGTATCTCACGCATTGCTCTTGAGTGTATTTTACATGATGGGAAGTCTAAGTAACCGTACCAACCGTCATGCTTCTCGAACATCATGTAGTTGTGTCCTACAAACTTTGGCTTCTTTTTGTCGGCCTCAGTGAATAGGTGTAATGCTTTCTGTGGTTTTATGTTCTGACTCATGTTGGCCTCCTAGTGCGTCTCCCCAGAAGCCCATCGACTTCATTACGTATTTAACTCTAGGTCGTGGTACTCCCACAGCTATAAAGTATTCTGTTAACTTCTTTTTGTTTGTACGAGCACAGTTGGAGTCTGTTTCTACAATATGCAGAGTTTGACTCTCGTCTTCTGATGCTTCGTTTATCGGTATTATGAATCTCATTTCATCGACCTCACGATTTTGTCAATAGCTTCCGTTATAACCCTATCGTTGTAACCGTGCTCGTGTAGTAGTATTTGTAGTTCTGTTACCAATCCTATCTGTTCTCCAAATATATAATTAGAGAATCCTTTTCGTACGTTTTCCTTAGCTATAGCTAAATGTTCCGCATTATCACATGCTACTCTGTGACCTATCTTAACTCTAACATCATATACTACGCTCTCTGGGTAAGTGAATCGTTCACTTCTGTTCTCTTCCACAGATACAAATGATGGTAATGTGTTCCTTCGTGCTCTACGTTCTTGTGTAGCTACCGCTTCAATATTATCTAAGATGTTTGACATATCGATCTAAACTCCTCTACTATTTCTAACTGTCTTTTAGACGGGTTTATCTTTAGACCACATGTTTCGTGTAGGTATTTTAATATATCCCACGGATCGTCAGTACGTTGCATCCATAATAGGTATGCTTGCTCAATCATCCTTTCAGATGCCATAGCACCATAGTACTCCCAGTACAACTCGTAAGTACGCTGTGCTGCTTCCTGATCAGTTGTTACACCTTTCAGTACTGTATATGCTTTAGCTTCACCACATGATACTGCACCATTCTTACGTGCTTTACCTGATTTTAGTGGTAGATATTTATCTAACATGAAGTTACTAATCTTTTCTAATCCTGGGATGTTGTCTGCTGTGTCACCTAGAATCATTTGGTGCCAAAACCATGAGTAACCTTCACCTACTAGTTTTGGTTTAACATTACCTACTTCTCTATACTCTGTATGGCCGAAACCATCTATGAGATATAATCGTCCGGTTTTAGGATCACAGTGGTATCCTTGACCCATCCATAAATCTTTATCACCAGACATAATTACTGATGATTTTACACCGTGTTTCTCTATACGCTCATGTTGGTATTTAACCATCATATCATCTGCTTCATAATGCAGATTGAACACTGGTGCCATTATGGTTGTTGAACCACTATTTGCTAACATATGGCGTAGTTCTCGTACACGTACTTTAATAGGTGCATCTGGATCACGGTTATCTTGGTATGGCTTTAATGATGCCATATCCTCTCGGCCTGATTTAGTACCTAATGTTATATGTGCATTAACAAACTCTGCGCCAGCTATCACTCGTTTCATTTCAATATGATCTAGTAAGCGTTTAAAACTTTGTGCTGTTGTTTCGTCTAAGTCTGATACTTCATAACATGCGAAGTCTGTATCGTATTGTAGTACACGGTCTTGTACTACTGGTCGTGTTATTGTTTCTGATTTTGCGGCGGTTTCGCCTAATTTCTTAAAGTCCATAATAATTCCTTCTCATCTTCTGTGGTAGGACAGGGCGGCTTTCACCACCCATCCGTACTAATCGTCTAGGCTAGGTACATCGTCGTCTGACGGGTCTCCAGCGGCGGCTCCGGCCAAATCACTAAGAGCAGGATCGGTTCCTTCACCATCTTCCTCATGTTCTTCTAATGTGATGTGCTCTTGTGTTAGAGCTTGTGTTGTAGAACCTTCCCATTCAATGTTCTTCATAATGAGTTCTTGAATCCAGTTCTTGGATACCATCTTCTTCTCTTTGGTTTTAGGGTCTTCTACTTCCCGTTCACCATCGATAAAGATCGATTCCCACATTGATATTACATCATCGTCTTCTAATGACCCGTTCTCCCAAAGGAACACTTTTGGTGTACCATCCAGCTCTGCTACTGGTATTGGTGTTTGATTGTTTGTGAGAGCATCAATTTGTACTGGTGCTTTCAATGACCATGCTCCAGCAAGGTCTAGGTTGGCGTAAGTCTTCTTCTTAGCACCTTCACCCGATGTATTGTGATATATCTCACCTAAGAATGGTAGGCCAATCATCTGTACGAAGTGGTGGAACTGTCCACCATGAGCTAGATTCATTACGTTGAATAGCTTTTTAAATCCAGAAGCACTTGTTGCGCCTTTATTCATACGGATTGTAATGATCGCTGGTACTTTCTTACCATCAATATCGATCATATGATCTGGATGGTTCAGCTCGAATACAAGCATAGCTTTTAATGCTGGCTTATATTGTGGGTTCTTTGATTCGTGTCTACCTGTTTCGATGTAATCACGTAGTCGTAGTAGTGCTACGCCAGCACGAGGTAGTTCGCGCTCGAATGTTTTGTTCTGTGTCATGTCCTCAGATTGTGAGGCTGCTGTTCCTAATTTACTGTAATCCATTGTTCTTCTCTAGTTTGTTGTTGTTTGCTTGTTAATTTTGCTTATAAAACGTGATGCGTGGCAGTTTAATTTACCATCATCACTTTCTACTGTAATATAATGTCGTCCTGGGACTATCCCATATTGCTCGTCGTCTAATGCTGTATACTCTTTACCCGCAGTCAACTGATGAATATCTCGGTCTCCTACACATATAAGTATCTCGCCTTTCTTAAACATGTACTCCTCTCATAGTGAACATATCTGATCCTATTTCTGTTTCACACGGAAATGGTACTTCCACTTCTAATTCTGGATACGCTGTGTTAAATACTTCTGGTACGGATTCTAATATAGTCTGTGCCTTTAGTGCTACTTGTTCAATTACTTCACTCTTACCATCTAACCAAACGCAATCATGTACTGTGTTTACTAATAACACATCACCGTTGTAACGGTCGTTTTCTAACATGTGTCTGAATAATATGCCGAGCATAGTTTGTACTATTTCTCCACCTAATCCTTGGACTGGGTAGTTCTTCCGTTCTGTTGGGCTAAATCCTGTGTACTTCCCGTGCTGGTGTAGAAATGTAGGGGTTATTCCTTCCCTCCATATGTATCTTGTTCCAGTTGGGCTATCCCAATGACTTTCACCCTGAGTAAACATAACACCATCAATAAATAATTTATTAGCGGTTGGTATTCTACTCTTATTAATACTGTCTTCTAATGCTTTATCGAATGATACAACATTAGGGTATAACTTCTCTTCTGCTGCTATAAGCTCGTCAACCTCACTTCGCGGCATACCTGTTTCATTGGATATGGTGTCTGCACCTGCTCCGTATGCTCGTTGGAATGAGAATATCTTAGCGTTTGTTCTTCCTTTCTTATATTCTGTGTCTTCTACTTCGTGACACATCTTCCATACGTGTTCGTAGTCTTCACCTAATTTCGCTGCTAATCTTTTACAGTGGAAATCAACCTTGTTGTTTAAATCTGCCATTAACTGTGGATCACGTGATAGTACACCCTGTACTACTACTTCTAGTTGGCTATAATCTATCTCAGCCATCTTCCCATCTTCTCCGAATCTTGATACAAACATCTTCTTGACATTTGATGTATCACCCCTCGGTACGTTTTGTAAATTTGGGTCTGACGATGATAATCGTGATGTTACTGTACTAGTATGGTTTAACTTATGATTAATAATCCCATCATCAGTAACTAGTGTAAGCATCCCTTTTCGTTTACCCTTCTTATCCTCTTTCCAGTAATACGTTCCTAAGTCTTTATCAAGCCCAGTGCGTTTTACTAGTGCATCTGTGAATTTTAATCCACGCTGTGCTAATTTAGCTATTATCTTCGCACCAGTTTGGTATAACGGTTTGTCGTAAGCATCTGTCTGCTGTGATTCCCATCTACGGTCTGGTTTTACATAACCATCGAATTCAAAGTAATGAGGTTGTTTAGCACCTTTTGGTTTGGTTAGATCATCAACTTGTGTATTCTTAAACTTACCTTCACCAGCCCGTTTACCCGATTTAAATGTATCTTGTGCTTTGTACCATTTATCCTTGTATTGGAATCCTGTGTCTTTTGGTACTTCAATTACATATAATTCACCAGCTTTTAAACACTCTGTTGGTGGTATTGCTACACCATTAAATACAGGGTATTTTACAGTCTTTTTAGAACATAGTACGTTTCCATTTACATCTGTGTGTGCTAACCATTTGTCGTACTTAGCTACACCACCGAATATTAGGCATGATTTATGTACAGGGCTGTTCCAGTTGAATGCTAACTCTTCTGGTAACTCTGGTATGAACGCTTCTAGTTCTGTAGTAGCTTTTTCTAATTCGATAACTAAATCGTCTCTTAATTCTTCACCAATACCTTTGTCGCAGAACACACCGTTGTATTCCATTTCACAAGTTGCTAGTAGTCCGTCCATACGAAACTTGAGCATCTTACGAAACTCTGGTGGATGTTCCTCTTTCATACGTTTGATCTGACCTACGTAAATCTTCCAAGTGTTTGTTACGTCACCTACGATGTCTTTACCATCGCCTATTAGGTAATCGGTTAATAGGTCTCGTGGTATTTGGCTAGTTAAATAACCCTCTTCCCACAGTTCTTTTACTGCATCAATCTTACAACCACCACCGTATTGTTCGGCAATGTCGTTCATGGCACACATTTGTACATCTTGTGTGTGACCACCTAGTAAGTACTCCGCGTATTGTCCACAATAAATTGTAGCTCCACGCTTTAGTGCTGCTTGAAATTCTGGCTCGGCCCATACCCATAAGTTATCAAACTTAATGTTGAACCCAATGAATACATCACCTTTACCCATCTTACGTAGTATCTCTACTGGTAGTACTGGTTCTCTGTGCCATGCTGTATAATATTGCTCATATGGCTGTCCACCATTGACTGACCAACCTGCTTGAACTACATAGTTCCGTGGGTCAAATGGTGAAGCCTTACGTTTGTTTAATATATGGTTCTCTGTTTCTAAATCGAATGTTAATGCTATCATTTACTTTCCCTCATTTAATTACGGGGTAGCACTCCCAAGCCTTAATGTAATTGCCATACAGTGAAGGAGACCGTAGCTGGAGTGCTACTTCGTAATTAAGGCGTTTTATACTGCGCCACCAGTCGAGCCTGTTTAAAGTGTCCAAGTTCATCCCTACGATAAACTAATCCCTGCCACTCCTATTATACTGTAGGTCAGTGGTTCCTCTTTTACGTGTAACGATCCACACACGGACAAATCCGACTGTCTATCGGGTGTTAAGGTCTTGTCTGACCCAAAGTTTATAGTCATTAGCAGACTAGCGTCTCACGCCCTACGCATGTTTTCGTGTTATTAGTCACGGTTTTAACGTCTTACTAGACAATTTATCTTACCACCTCGCAGCATAGCCACGTGTGTCAACATGTACGAATGTTTTGTATTTACCAATCCCTAGTAAGTTTGCGAATGGTAAAGACTTAACAAACATATACAGTTCTTGTGGCGATACACCTTCTATATGAATATCTGCTACATCCACTAGTGGTTCTTCCTCAGTAAACTTATGTTCGCTGTTTTTAGCACCACCTTCTTGTGCGTTATGTTTTGCACAACGTGCTCCTGAGTGGATTATTACTGCTTTACCGTTGAAATGTTGTTTTAGTAGTTCTAACAAAATCAATATGGTAATACTTAATCCACCCCCACCACAACAAGTACAAACCATCTTTGGGTCACTTACTGGGTTAAAGTGTTTTGTTGTTGGTATTGAATAACTTTGTTTCATAATACTCCTCGTGCTAAGTCATATTGCTCTTTATTAATTGGCTCTACACCCATAGTATTACAAATTGACAAGTACTCTGAATACTTTTCCCACTCCTTACGTTTGGCTTCATGTTTTGCGAATAGTCTTTGCTCTATTCTTGCAGCTTCTTGTGGTGTAGGTATGTTTAACTCTGAGTGTTCTTTGAATCTTTCTTGTGCTTCTTTAAATTCTTGCTTTGTCACATATGGTATTTGTACACTTCTACATACCGTGACGTATTGTCTGTACTGTCTTTCTAGTAATTCTTTTCTACGTAATATTTCTGCGTGTGCATAGGTTGCTGCGTATACTATACCTAACATTATTCCTCCAATACTTGACGTTCTTTGGGTAAGTCACGTACAAACGCAGATCGCTCTGTGAACTTCTCTGGGAACCTTGCTCGTAGTTTAGCGATTACACGGGCTTGTTCTGTTTCAAAATCAGTACCAATTTCATCAAACAATATTGCTAAGTACCATAGAATGTCACCAGCCTCTTCTTTAATGTTTGTTACATCTAGTTCCCGCCCGTAGAACATTGACTTTTTTAATGCGTCTAATAACTCACCTGCTTCTGTTACTAAACCAAATGCTGCGTGTGTTATACGTGTGTTCTGAGGATAGTAGTGCGGTGATTCTGTTCGTAATGCGTCTTGTGTAAATGTCTTGTTATCCATACTTATTCCGTTGGTTATTTTGTTGGTGTAAAATCTATCTCACACATACCACCTGCACAAGCTATTTCACCTTGCAGGTCTGTGTTATTCTCTGTTTCATAGATACTCCCTAGATCAATGTCGTTTAGGTGCTTTTCAAGTTCCTCAAATTTCTCTTTGGTTATATCTTCAAATGGAGCCTGTTGATAGGTTCCACCATTATATGATAGTAGTGAAATTCCGTTATAATCGTTACGGTTGTTCCACATCCATTCTGCCACAAGTCCCCATTCATCATCCTTTACAGATATTGTACAGGAGACGTTGTGTGTATTATCACCATTGTTGTGTCCGTGACGTACCCAGTCTAAATTAAATATTCGTACACGCTCCAACAATTCTGATGGTGTTTCGTGTCGTAATATAGAACCTTCTGGTGCTTTCTGTGGGAATGAAGCGATAGCCCCATTCTCCACCATGATGTCATCTTCCACTAACTCTGGAATCTTTTTAACAAGGTACTTATATAGTTCCTCGTCTTTCCCTAGCCTCATGCGTCTGATGTAATAATCGTTATGCCAAGCATGTATACCTGACGCACTTCCACAGACTAAGGATGATGTACCACTTGGTTTAACAGTAGTAGTTCGTGCTGCTGCGTTGATACCGATGAGTTTCGCTACTCTTTCGTTCTCCGCAATAACTGCTTCTGCTGCTTCTCTCAAGTCGTACTGTAATACTGTTCCACTACCGATCCCCGTCATGCCAACGCCAATCAACGCGTCTTTCTCCGTGGTTTCTTTCCACTGAGGACGGAGGTAGTGGAAATCAGTGTAACCTGCTTGTAATGTACCAATGAAGGCGGCTGCTTTAGCTCGCTTATTCAAGTCCTGTTGGCTTGAAACATCAGAGGCATTAACTTCACAGAGGTTACAAAACTGATATGGACGTAAACCGATCTCACAACATGGATTAGTACCCCAATCTATGTTACTCGTCCAGTATATTCCTGGCTCACCACATCCACTATGCTCTACTTTTCGCATAAGTGTCATGAATTCTTCTTTTGTTACTTCACCACGTGGTAGTACGGCAGAGTTGTTTGCTCTACCTCTATGTGGATTATCTTCCCACCACTCACCTGATTTACACGTGAGCATTTGCTCGTCGAATCTGTCGAATAGACTAATTAAAGCTGCTCTTCGTATACCGCCAGCAAGTACTGCATCTGCTATAATACAACATATGTCGTGTACATCTATTGGTCGTAAGTACTCACCACGTTTAGTATTTAGTAACTTCTCTAACTTTACTAAACAATGTTTAAGCGGATCAGGCCCAGGTGCTTTACCACCTGTTGTAATCAACTCTGCTCCCTTTGGACGTATATCACGTACATCGAACTCAGGATGTTGTTTACCTAAGAAGTGTGCTTCTACTAATACTTTTATAGCGTCTGCCCAACCTTCTATACTATCACCAACTAAGAAACGTCTACTCTCTTGCCGTGTACCTACTACACGTGGCAGTTTCTCTACATGGTGTGATTGTACTGAGTAACCTCCACCTGTGCCACCAAGTAGCATGAACATAAGTTCGCTGAATGCGTCGATATGGTCAATTGGTAAATACGCACAGTTGTATATACGATTATGTGCTAACTCGATAGGTCTACCACTAAATTGTAATGACCTCATACTTGGAAGCACTTGCTTCTTATAGACATAATCATATGCTGATCTAATCTCGTCTTCTATAGTCGGATATTTCTCAATGTGCATATTCATGTTTCGTGTTACTAACTCTTCCCACGACTCACGTCTTTCTTTATCTGGGACATACTTAGCGTATTTGTTGAATACTGTTATATCACTAAGTATTTGTGTCGATGTTTGTTTATCCATCTATTTCTCCGTTTTATTTACTTGTTAGTGCTTCCCAAGCTACAGGAAATAATGGACGTATCACATAGTCCAGTTCTGCTGCGAAGTCTTGTGCTTCTACTTGTGCATGGCTATCTGATCGTAGGTTATACACGTGCGCGAAAGCCATTAAAGAACCTGTCCATATGATTTGTGTTTCCATTGATTGTGGTAACACCATACGTGCCAGTTCTGGTGCAACACCATTCTCTAGCATGTTTTGGTACGCGCCTTCACATATGTCTAGCGCGTTCATGTATACATCATCTACGATATTTTGTGTATCTTCTGGTAGGTCTTCTGAGCTACCTTGTTTGATACTTCCATCAGGTCTACCTCGCCATTGCGCTGGTTTCCAAAAGGATGGTTCTTCATCAACATACCGCCGAGATACTTCGTTCCATGAAAGACCTACTTGATGTTTACCTAGTTGTCGTGCTAGGAATATTGGTAAGTTCACACGGATTGTTATCGATGTGTGCCTGAATGGGCTTGTGTGCTCATTCGTTGCTAGATACCGTATAAGACTATCTCTTTCTAAGTCTGTGTAACCATCTGGTAACTCATTCCAATTAGTATCAAATTGCATTGATACACGTGCTGTGTTAGCGATACTATTGTCGCTACCCGCGTGTTCTAGGTATTCGATCATAGTATAGTCCCACCATGTCTAGCACGACGCACATCTACTGCGATCTCTTCAACAGTACCAATTACTACCATTGAACGAATCTCTGAACCGTTCCAATACTTTACCCACACTCGATCTTTCACTTCTTTATGTGGTGAAACTTCTGATATGTTTGTTAACGGTACTCCAATTTCAATTTCGTCACCGTCTTGTGTTACTCGTTTAAATACTATCATGTCTACTCTCTCCTGCTAGAGCGAAATAAGCTGCACCATCAACGTAATCATCTTGGCGGTATTTACCACCTTTTGATCTTGCCATTTTTAGCAATACCATAAAGTGCCAGCCTTGCTCTTCTGTTAAATTTGTGTCAAACATTTGATTAAATGCTCCAACCGTTGCTTCCATTGAACGCTCACCTTCTACGTCCCTTTGTTCTGCTCTATCATCTATACACATAGCAGCTTGGTACAATGTACGTATTGGTAATGATTCTATTGATTCTATATTCTTATCTTTCATATAAATCTTCCCCGATCTGCATCGAATGTTATTTCCTCTCGTAGATCAGGCATACCCTCTTTCTTTGATTTGGTTTTTGGCATACTAATACCACGTTTGTTTTGTAATAATGGATCAGCGGATGAACCCAACATAATAATCCCATCACACGCACCTTGTTTACCTGTCTTACTGTCTTTCAACATATTCTCTGATGGGAACATAAGACCTGTACCCTCGTTACTTATCTGACTTGTAGGGAACACTGGGCAGTTATACTTCACACCTAGTTCACGCGACCATTGGTATAGTTGTTCTAACTTCTGATCTTCACGTATATCCTTACGAGTTGGGAATTTCACATTGTCAAGCATATCTAATACGATAGCTCCTACATTATCTATCCCAATACCTTCAAGTATCTCTTCAAGATGGAAGTTGTTTTTACCATGTATATCGTATACTCGTACACGATCTGGTGAACCCATTGCTTCTATGTACTCGTCACGTAATGTACCTGCTCTTTGCTTTTCTGCTAGTGTTACGTTACTTGCATTTAAAGCTGACATAATTTGTCGTGACATAATACGTTGTCGTCTTGATTCGTTGTTGAACCACACGATAACCTTATTATCTGGCATCTGTTGTGCCATACTCCAGTTAAGGAATGTTAAGAACGATGTCTTACCTTTTCCTGGTCTTGCTGCAATAATGTATTGGTCGCCACCTTGTATTTTACGATAGTGGTCGTTCATTATTGGTAAACACCATGCTAATCCTTCTTCGTCTCCGTCACCACCTATTGTGGAATCATCGAAGTCAGCGAATTCTGTAGCTGCTGTTCTTTCTAATGTTTCTTTAACTCGTGTTACTAGGTTGTCTACTGCGACAACTACTTCTATTTCTTCACCTTGTTCATACTCCTGTACTACGTTAGCGACATCAGTAGCAAACTCTAACTCTAGTAGTTGGTTTATAATGTTCTTCTTAATTGACTCTGGTACGTCTTCTTCCATACGATCTATTAATGTATTGTAATAGTCGCAATCGCTTTCGGCCATACCTTTGTGCCAAGTTGTAAAGAACATACTGCGAAATGATGGGAAGTCTATTACTTGCTCTTCCTCATTCAGCTCGAAGTACTTACTGATATCGTCTGTTACAGCTTTTGTACGTTTGTCAATAGCTGAACGTGGTATGTACCGATGAACTTTATTATATTGTTCTCGGTACTTGATTATACGTAGCAGGGCTAAGTCTACCACTCTACTAATCCGTAGTTATTATTGAGACACTCTAAACCCACGACCATGTAATCAGACAACATCTGAGTTTGGTACTCTGGGTGTACACCGTGTTTATGTAGGTGTCGTACATGAAGCTCAATGTCTAAGGATAGTAGTTTTGCGTCCTCTTTAGATATACCCATTTCAATAGCTTCCTTATCGTGTAAGGCTGCTACTATTAACTCATGGTCTAATGAGAAGTCTAGGTTGTATTTTATATGTATTTCGTCATGCCACGCTCTAAAACATAGTATTGCTAGATCGCTAGTGAATATGTTGTTTTTACTTCCTCCACTAAATACGTATATTACCCCATCCATTCTATCTTTCTTCAGTGCCGCTAAGGTCTCTGGATTATATTCTGCTAAAGGTTGAATAGGTAGTAAGTTATCTACGCACCAATCTATAAGTATTTGCTGTGTTCTCCCTGACAGTTGTGGTAATTTGGTTTTGGTTGTTTCTTCTGGTTCCTTGTTCCACTCACACTGCCCACAGGCGCAATCTAACCCTGCTGCAATAAACTCGTCGATGTCGGTCTCTGAATAACCGAACAATCGTCCTAGTAGTCTATGCTTTTCTTCTGCTGATCTAACTATTACTGATGCTCTTTCAGAAGATAGTAATTTAAACACTTCGTGCAAGTGACTATTTTCACGTCTGGTTACTGTTAGTAAATTCTCGTCGTGTTGCATAACGCTTGCTACATGCTTTAATTTCAAAGCGCGTTCAAATTGATCTGGTTGTTTATCTTTTTCTAATGATGCAAGTGGTTTTAATCCTACCATTACATACTCTAATTCAATATTTTCATGTGGTGCTATAGGCATAATATTTCTCTTATTTGCTGATCTGTTAATTTTTTAGGGTCTTTTATTGTCACTATGTTATTAATCTCTGTAACAAGTCCGATTGTTTTACGGATTGTGTAAGCCCCCCGCCGTCCTGCGCGGTCTGAATCAAGCCATGTAGTTACTTTTTCATATTCTGACAGTCTTGCTGCCTGACCTGTTGTAATTTTTGTTCCAAGTAAGGAAACAGTTGGGATGTGTTTACCGACTCTAATTGCTGATAGTATGTCTTCAACAACAACAACTCGTTGTAGATTTGTTTTGCTGTATCCGACTTGAAATAGCTCATTATCTCTACTTCTTGCTGGTTGTATATATTTAGGTTTTTGTCCTTTATGTAACGCTCTACACTGGAACCATACAAGGTTATTGCTGGTGTCGTATACAGGGAGTACAACTCTGTCAATGCTTTCTGAATAACCGATACCATACTCTCGCCAGACTGACTCTGTGATTCCACCGGAGTATAGCCACAATCTTCCATGTATTGGAATCTCTCTTGTAAAGTCATGTGGTAGCTCCAGTGTTAGTTTAATTGATTTTGCTGCTTCGTTTAGTTCACGTATCCTTGCTAACTCAGCAAGTGATTGTTTACCCTTACCAACGAAGTCATCTATATCACATCTAAAACAAAATCGTGAGTATCCTTTTACTGTGTGGTTAATTACAAGTGTTTTACCATCACCACATTCACAATCTTTTCGTAGTTTCTGGCCCGTTGGAAGGTTCTCCGCTAGAGTTAACCACTCCATTTAAAACCTCTGACATTTTTCTTGGTGAGCCGTATGCTTCTACATACGACTTCGTTCTTAAATCCTTATTCACTTTCGGTTGTGCTGCTACTCTCATCTCGACTTCTGCGAAGTCCATCTCTATTAATTCCATCGTCTTCTCCCAAGATAAAAGTTTCTATTTCTTTTACACCTTCTTGGTGTAGTTGTTTAACGAAGTTACCAACATCATCATCAGTAACAACGTCTGGTTGTTCTTTACCGAACATGTTGTTGTCCTATACTTCGTTAATTCACTTACAGACTGTACCCTCAATTGGTAACAGAGGCAGTGCTTTCTCGTAGTATACTCAATCTTGTATGAGTCAATACATTGGATTCCACACTGTGTAATAACAATAGATATAGTAATAGATATGCTGCTGTCTTCCACACTCTGTGGTGCTTTGTGCCTAGAATCTTTACTATAGTTACCGTTCCGTGCTTTCCAGCACAGTTGTAAGTGAACTAACTTTACTTATATTGTTTATGTTTATTTATGTTTGTTATTTATATTGTTAGAGATGATGGCAAATTTACATCTACCACCACCCCCAATTAACTCAGGTTATTAGCCCGTGTTTATTTTAGCTATCCAGTTCGCCAAGATCGACACCTTCTGGTGCTTCCTCTGGTGCGTCTGGTGTTTCGCTAGGCTTAACAGTGCGGTTAGCTGGAGCAGCTTTTGCCTGCGCTGCTACGATAGCGTCGTCAAAATCACCTGCGTCTAGTGCAGCTTGTAGAGTTGTAGTAAATGCTTTTACTTTACTCTTCGCTGCATTGATACGTGTGGCTCCTTTAGAAACCGCATCAAGTGATACAACGTATTTACCCAGTACAAGTGTCAGTGCTTGTGTGCCATCCTCTTTAGCAACTCGGTTGCCGTCTTTAATGACTACTTTAGCACGTGCTTCTTCAAGAGATAGTGTATGTACACCAACTCGTGCTGCTGTGTTGTTGTTTTTAACTGCAAATGCAGCTAGTTCTGATAGAGACATAATGTCACTCCTTTGTTATTAAGTGGTGAGCTACTCCACGGGTTTGTATTAGCTCATCATGATGAGGCTTATGCCTCTATTTGCGCCAACTCTTAGATTCATCCATTAGTTCTTGCAAATTCTTTTTAGCGCATCGCCTCATGTGCTTCTTGTTTGTTTCTAAGAAGTCACTAAGGATACGGTATGGTGTACCAGATTCCTCATAAGGGTTTGCTATTTTAATCTTATTCGATTTTGATAATGTGTTGTACAGACTATTGCCAACTGACATACCGTAGGAGAGTGTACTTCCCATGGATTTAATTGTCACATTCCCGTACCTTTCAACGAATGCTTTTGTTATACGCACTGCTTGTGCTTCGCTTATATGCCAGTGGATGTCTTGTACATCAAGTTGTCCATCCGTCATCATTTGTAGTACTTCTTGTGGGTCTAGGTTATTCGCCCAGTATTTACTGGTTTCCCAAGCAAGTCCTAGTGGGTTGGCTATCTGTCTGTCACAACCTAATTCAATGTTGTCTGCTGCAAAGTTGTACCCATACTTAAATTGATGTTCTTCACATACGAATAGGCCGTTAACAAATATCTGGCCCTCTCGCTCTGGTAGCAGTTCAACATCATCTATGTTTTGTGATAATGGTTCATCACTAAATACTGTTACTTTCTTTTGTAGTTCTTCTTTTAATTCCTTCGGGAATAGGAACTGAAATGTAGTATCTTCTGTATACTCACTATCTACTAGAGTTATCATGAATGTTTCTCGCTCTAGTAGCTCGTCGTATTCAAACTGTGGTTGTGCTCTTTTATCACCAAATGTAACCATAGGGCAACAACCTGCTCTTTGTAATACCAACAAAGCCAGTTTGAATCCTTCACCAAAACCACCTATACTTTCTGATGTTTTGTTTTGGCTTTCACCTAATGCGAATGTACTCACAGGTAATGTAAAGTTCTTCGTTGTTATTGTTATTAACGCATCCCTTTCTAATTCATAGGTGTGCTCACATTCCTTGTTATCAATACAGTTTTGTACTAATTCGCGGATTGCTTCAACTATACCCCACTCTTCTCGGTATTCCCGCGTCATACCATATTTGATCTGGTTCATGTTACACCTATTAATTATGTTTGTGCTTCTTAGCACGACGTTTCGCTCTCGCTTTCAAATCTTTACGTCGGTTTTGTTTGAAGTGTGATTGTCCGTATTGTTTGGATCGACCACCTTCGTATTTTACAGGTTTATGTAACATCTGCATCGGTTGTGCTTGTGGTCTAAACAACTCTTGCATAGCCATAAACCATGCCGACGACATTATTGATTTTCTTATCTTTCTCGTACTACTTTGCTTAACCTTTGTCATTGTTTACTCCTGCTATCTGTTTGATAAGTTGGTCTACTAATGTGTTGTGGTAAATCATAATAGCTATGGTCATATAACCTGCTTCCATTCCTTCTGCTTTACCTAATGATACAGCGTAATCTAACGCTTCCGTGGTACTTCCTTTGGTTGCGAATATATCAGTCTTCTGTTTATTTAACGACTTTATTAATTCTTCCTTCTGCCAAGTATTAAGTTCCATTATAAACTACCTTTCCATTACGTACTATTAGGGTTGGCCGTGCGTTAGCTCGTGCAACCCAGTTATCTTTGTCAGCGAACCTTACACCATGTCCTTCGTTGTAATGTCCACCACCTTTCACGACGTTACCTTTTATAGTATTACCATCGTGTCTAGTATCTTGCACTTTCATTGATCTTGAAATATCTTCTAATTCATACATAACTATCACCTTTGTTATAAGTTTTCTAAATACCCAGCCTCTACTTGATCTGGTGTCATGTCGATATAACCTTTTATGTTGCTGCGGTTATCTCCTTTGACTAATCTCTCTAAAAAAGGGTTTGCTAGTTTGATTACTCTAACGTACCTTTTCGCCTGAGATTCGGAACATTGTAACTGGTTTTGTATATTCTGTCTTGTTAGCGTGTTGCAGTTTCGGTAAACCTTAAATAACCTTGACCAGCTAACATATTCTTGTCTTACAGACCACGGTTTATGTGCATTAAAAGATCGGATACATCCTATTAGTATTTCTTCTACACGAGTTTCCAGCTCGTCTTCATTTTCCCACAAGATGTTCTCTTCTTCGCCCCAGTGGTCGTAAACAACAAACGGGTTTGGCATCACCATCGGTTTACGACCACCACCTGCTTTACGCTTCGTGACCATAAGTTATCCTGCTTCGTAAAAAAGTAATGATTTGTAATGAGTCATAAATACTTTACCTTGAAATTCAAACTCTATTGTTTCAGAGTCCGTGTAGTAGTACGGAACTTTAACAACTTTACCAAGATGTTTTATTGCGCCTGTGTGCATCTTGAGTTTTCTAAATATGTTTTTACCTATTGTTAACTTCTCACTAGTTATTTTTGTGCATAGCATCCATTCATTACCGCTTCTCATCCATGCTATATCTCTTTTGTCAATCTTATACCGTTGACCTGTTACTCTACTTATAAAATATGTGTTCATGGTGTTTCTCCTACCTACTGATTAAGAAAATATGTAAGCTGATTTCAACGCTTCGTTAGCATTGTAATCACCGTTACGTGGAAATTCAGGTACAGGTTGCTTCATACTTGCACAAAGGTCTGCAAGTGCGTCGTATTCGTTATGCAATGCTGCGAATGTTTTACGAATTACCCGTGATGTCTCGAAGTAATCCCCAGGATGTGACCCAATTGAATCGTGTACTGCTACTAGGTCATGGTCGCACTCGTTGATTACCATACGGAGGTGTGTTGCATCAATACTGTGTACGAAGTTAGGAGCCATTGCTTGTGCTGTCTTACGAGCATCAAGTGGTGCTGAACCCATGTTACGCTTACGAGTGTAAAATGTACCAACTCGTACAGCCATCTGTTCATCATCATCGTAACGAGTGGATGCTAAGAACCCATCCGCTGTTCTCCATGTAAACTTCTTCATACCCGCTGCTACTGCGAATTGTACACGTGTGCTTAATGCGTCGGTTAGTTGAGTAACCGCTCCTGCTGTCTCTTCAATAGAGGTTAGATAAGCATCACCTATATCCTCAGCATTAGTTACGTTCTGTCCTTGCTTCTTGAGGTATGTAACTGTGTTCGCTTTCACTGTGGTTTCAGTTGCGCCATAGCTTGTAATCATCACCGGATTTTTTGACATACCTCTACCGTATTGCTTGATTAACTCTAACGGTGTACCAACTGCATGTTCTTCGGCTGCCTTTGCAACCAATCCATACACATCTGCTGGTTTGTCGCTGTTTGTTGATTCTACACAGTTCACAGCGGTTGCTGTTGCTCTGTCTCCAGTGATCGCTGCCATGTGCTGCAACCCATTACAGGTTCCGTCCACATGACAGACTAAATTCGAGGTTCGATCCTCCCATGCCTGAGAGCCTACTGACAGCCTTTTAAGCTCAAGGCAGGCTACGAGTGCCTGAAACACATCAGCGCCCTGAAATCGCTTCCTGATGTCCCTGTGAGTGGATACGGAGATAATTGTTTCCCAATTGTCCTGTACCCACTTGACCCGATCATCGATAGATTCGCCATCCATACCGCACACGTTAGCAGTGTGTAAACAGATCGCTTTATAGCCCTGCTTACCTAGTGGCTTGTATTCAGCAAATTGGAATGCTGCTTTACAGAAGTCAACACCTTGTGGCGATAACATACCACCTCGGTAGTACATTCGACCACGTGTGTCCATTGTCACTGGGAAGTAAAACTCTTTACCAGCGTAGTGTTGTATCTCATTGTACAACTCAAAGGCTTCTTTACTCACCTCTTTCTCAATGAAGAAACGATGTTTGTACTCTTGTTGTGTGAACAGTGATTTGTTCATGGTCATATCTTTAGCTGCTTCAAGAATACAAGGTGAGACAGTAAACTTAACACGCTGTAGTTTATTCACCGCACTAAGTACATGCTTTGATACAGAGTTCGACTTGACCTTAGCTCTGGCCACAAGCTTCATGTTGGTGTTATCCGCAACTCCTACTCTCATGTTTTCCCAATCTTGTGGTACATGTTCTAACGGAGCACATTTATACGCTGCTTTCTCACGGAGTTCTTCGATTAACTCATTAAGCTCACTAGTGAACTCAGGTGTTATTTCGTACACCTTGGCTGTAATGTTGTTACCAGCTTGTAATCGAATAACTTTCTTAACTAGGTTCTTGTCGATTATACCTAGCTGTTGCATTGCTACGAGGTAGTTCTTTGCTACGGATACCATAGACGAGGATTCTATCTCTACTCGCTGATATTCACTCACACCCAACACCTCATGCTCGGTATACACGTTGTCGTTAATCCAGTTAGCAAACGCTGTGGATAACAGATCATAGTTAACCGATAAATGGTATTGTACTTGCTTTAGTACAATAACCCATAATGATTCAGACAATGATTGATCCTTAACTTGTCTAAAGTCACGGCTGTCTGTGTACATTATCTTAACGTCACCCTCTATCACTGTTGGTAGCTCGGTTAGCTTGTTCGCTAACCACTCATCAGTTGCTTCAAAGCGACCAATGTTATTACGTGCTTGATCCAGTAAGTTATTAACCTCACCTTGTACATCATCTATCTTTAATGCTTTCGCTACTGATTGTGACACGAAAGACAGTTGAGGTTGTACTACTGTTAATGATGTTGCTACTTCATTTACTGATGTTTTCATGATATTTACTCACTTAGTTATAAACGACCTTGCGGCCCATTAATCCTACCAACTTCAAAAAAGACATATGCGACTTTGTCGCTTAGTGGAGTCCAAGAGTGTCAACGATTGGTTAACGACACTTAGAACCAACGGTGTGTCTTTGTTAATCGTTATAATACGCATTAGTCTCTACCCAACATGTACCATCTTCAGTACCAATATGTATTCTCGGTACACCCATTGCTATCTGTTCCTTAACACAGTTAGTCTCCAGTGTGTATTGGTTACTAGCTCGTATCACACTATCTGTCATGGTTACTACTCCGTTATGTAAGTGGTAAGCCATTATAGCGTAACATGTGTATCTTACTAGCTTCCATACATTAATCTTTTTATGCACTATCTTTGTAGCCATACTCTTGTTCCTATTGTTTCTACGTATGTCACTCTTACGACGGTTAAGGTCTTGCTTTGTTGTGTACTTGCTCATGATAGCGCTCCATTGAATTTAAAGTTACGTAACTCCACGTTACTAAATGTATCTACATACTGCACAACTAAGTCGATAAGGTTAGACTCTTTACCAGTCTTCTCAACCACTGTCTCTTTCATCCAGTTGACGAAGTTGATTGCTCCACAATCCCCAGTTGAATCAATTAACTCTACCCAACCCGTAGAGTGTGTTGTCTTATATCGTAGCATGTTGTTATCTACCTTGATTGCGGTTACTAAGTCAGTTGATGTGTTGGTGTTAGCTATTGTTAATAGTCTTGTATTACTTGTATTCATTTGGTTACCCATTTGGTTAGTGTTGTGTTATGTAACAGAGTGTACATAGTGTGTATAGTGTGTATAACATAATCACAAAAGAGACATATCTGGGCGCAGCCCACCAAGACCACAGGTGTTACCAACGTAGTAACCATGTGTTACACATGACTATGGTTATATAGTGTTATGAAGGTACCTATGGGGGAAACTATTTGTTGGTGTGTGGAGGGAGTACCTCCTCACATTTACTACCACTTTTTAATATTTGGTCTATTTGATTATATTTGGTATACATTTGGTTTAACAATCATTACATTTGTGTACTACTTGTTGTTATTTACTATTACTTGTTATTAGTGTTTCTACCGCGATTTTATTACTAATTGCGGGTA